TTTATGGCCGCAGTGGCTAATAACCCTAAATTTGCCAAAAAAGCTGGGGTACCTCAGTCAGTAGGCAAAGATTACGTAGAGGCAGATAAGATGAAAGGAATGAAGAAATACCAAGCTGGTGGAATGCCAATGGGCATGAAGAAGCAAGGCTATAATGACCGTTTAGACGAGTCTATGGGTGCACGTAATGGCCCTAAAATGCAAGGTATGAAAGCTCGTCGTGATGAGAGCGAAGGTATGGAAAAAGCTATGGGCAAGCGAAAGTTTGCTGGTAACAAGTCTATGGACAAAGCTATGCCTCGCATGAAGAAAGGCGGAAAAGTCCGTGGAGCGGGTTGTGCTACCAAAGGCGTTCGTAAAGCCAAAATGGTAACGATGAAGGGTAGCTAATGCGTTGCTACTATAAAAAAGGCGGTTCGGTTAAAGACGCGTGCTATAACAAAGTTAAGTCACGTTATAAAGTCTTTCCGTCCGCCTATGCTTCAGGTGCTATTGCAAAGTGTCGTAAAAAAGGCGCTAAGAACTGGGGTAACAAAAGTGGCCGTTAGAAAGACCGCAAAGGGCGCAGCCCTAAAACGTTGGTTCAAGGAAGACTGGAAGGACGTTCGCACAGGTAAAGCCTGTGGACGAACCAAGGGTGAAAAGCGTGGTACGCCGTATTGTAGACCTACAAAGCGGGTATCTGCCAAGACACCTAAAACATCTTCTGAAATGACCAAAGCGGAGAAGACCAAACGGGTAGCCCAGAAGAAGAAATTGGGCCAACCAGCGGGTAAACCAAAACGTGTAGCGCCGTTACGTAGGAAGAAACGCAGTGGCTAGAGGTGTAAAACATTACTTCAAGGATGGTGCAGAACATAAAGGTGGGATGCACAAACACCCTGATGGTACGTTGATGACAGGCAAAAACATGTCTAAAGCATCAAAAAAGCTGTACCACTACGGGGATTTATCCAAGAAGGCTAAAGAAAAAGCTAGAAACGGCTGGAAAAAATAATGGCTACATCAGGCACAACAGCATTCAATATGCCGTTCACAGACATCGCTGAAGAGGCGTGGGAACGCGCTGGGCGTGAGTTACGGTCTGGGTATGATCTCCAGACTGCACGTCGTTCTATGAATCTGATGACGATTGAGTGGCAGAACCGTGGCATTAACATGTGGACTATCGAGCAGGGATCACTGGATCTTGTGCAGGGGCAGTCTACGTACGCTTTACCTGACGACACGATTGACCTGCTAGAACACTCTATTCGGACGGGTGCGAACAACCAAACTACTCAATCTGACCTAACACTGAGTCGGATTAGCATCAGTACGTACTCGTCAATACCAAACAAAATAACACAATCTCGACCGATACAAGTCGTAGTGCATAGGGACAGCGGGCAAACTTACCCAACAGGTCTTACGTTAGCTGCTACTGCATCCAGCACTGATACGACAATCACGCTAAGTGGGGTGGCTGGACTACCTCCTGCGGGGTTTATCAAGTTAGAGAACGAGATTATTAACTACAGTTACATTACCGGTAACGTGTTGCAGAACTGTTTTAGAGGCCAGCAGGGCACTACAGCAGCGACACATACCGTGGGTGGTACCGCTATACCAGCGTACTGGGAACAAGTCCCCTCGGTAACTGTATGGCCCGTCCCGGACAATGTTGAAACCTACCAGATTATTTACTGGCGTATGCGTCGTGTACAAGACGCGGGTAACGGTATCGAGACAGCCGACATGAATTTTAGGTTTTTCCCGTGTTTAGTAGCGGGTTTGGCCTACCATATTGCTATGAAAGTCCCCGAGTTTATGGACAGAGTACCTATGCTCAAAGCAGCATACGAAGAACAGTTTGAACTTGCGGCAGGAGAAGACAGGGAAAAAGCCCCGATCAGGTTTGTACCTCGCGCAGGTAGGATCTAACAATGGGTACTCGGTTTGCTTCTGACAAGAAAGCCATCGCTATGTGCGATGTGTGTGGGTTCCAGTACAAACTGAAAGAGTTGAAGAGTCTGATTGTTAAGGATAGGGAAACGCAGATAAAAGCGTGCCCAGAGTGTTGGAATCCGGGGCAACCACAGCTTAAACTAGGTGAGTTTCCGGTCAGTGATCCACAAGCGATACGGAACCCTAGACCTGATAGAAGTTTAGGTGTGTCAGGGAATTATAGTAGTAGAGATATACAGTGGGGTTGGAACCCTGTAGGTGGCGGGAATGACCCGTTTAGCCTAACCCCTAACAACTTACTGGCTACTGGGTCAGTAGGTACAGTTACAGTAACGATTACATAGGAGTAGTACGATGTATAACCCTAAAAACGTTTTTGGTATGGAAGAAGTCAAGGTGCACAAAGACAAGGGTGTATACCCTTGCAAAGACGCACCAAAGCCCGATATGAGTGGCGTCAAGACTTCCGGTATCAAGATGCGTGGCGCTGGCGCTGCGACTAAAGGTTTTATGTGTCGAGGGCCGATGGCTTAAACCATGAATTACACGCAGCTTAAAGCAGATATTCAGGACATTTGTGAAACAAGTTTTACAGATGACCAGCTCGCTTTGTTCACTGAACAGTCAGAACAGAAGATCTACAACACTGTACAGATACCTGCGTTACGTAAAAACGTTACTGGTTCGTTGACCACAGACAACAAATACCTAGATACACCGTCTGATTTCCTATGGTCGTATTCGTTAGCCGTGATTGACGGCAGTGGTAACTACTCGTACCTCATTAACAAAGACGTTAACTTTATACGTGAGGCGTACCCTAACGCTACTTCTACTGGACTGCCTGTACACTACGCATACTTCAATGACGATGCGTTTATTGTTGGGCCGACACCTGATAGTGGGTACTCAGTAGAGCTACACTATGGGTATTATCCTGAGTCTATCGTGACCGCAGGTACTACGTGGCTAGGTAACGAGTTTGACAGTGCATTATTGAATGGTGCGTTGGTTGAAGCGATACGGTTTATGAAAGGTGAACCTGATCTTGTGGCTCTGTACGAGCGGTTATTTGTACAGACTCTTGGCCTACTCAAGAATCTTGGGGATGGCAAACTGCGCGAAGACGCATTCCGTTCAGGACAATTACGGGTTCCAGTAACTTAAGGAGTTTAACATGGCAATTACACAGGCAATGTGTACTTCGTTCAAGAAAGCATTACTTGACGGGGAAATGGATTTTAGTAGTAACACAGCGCAGTCTTATAAGATTGCGTTATATACGTCTAGCGCATCGTTGGACGCCGCTACTACTGCGTACACTACGAGCAATGAAGTATCTGGTACGGGGTATACTGCGGGTGGTAACACTTTGACGATTTCCACGGCACCTACCACTTCAGGTACTACGGCGTTTCTTAGTTTCGGTACAACTACGTGGAGTACAGCGACAATTACAGCGCGTGGAGCTTTGATCTACCAAGCCGGTGGTTCTACTCCAGCAGTTGCCGTACTTGATTTTGGTGGTGATAAGACATCTACAGCGGGTGATTTCCAGATTACATTCCCCACTGCTGATGCGACTAACGCGATTATCAGGATAGCCTAATGGCTGATGCCGTTGTTGTCTTTCAAGGCTGGGGGTCTTCTACCCAAGGCTGGGGCGATGGCGGCTGGGGTCAGAATGTCCTAGTTCCCGGTATGACCGGGGCGGTCGGTAGTGTTACTGTCAATGCAGATGCTAACGTCTACCCATCGGGACTAGCTGCTACTGGTGGAGTTGGTACAGTAACCGTATCTGCTGATGCCGTAGTCGCTGTAACAGGTGTCCAAGCCACTGGTGCATTAGGTAATGTAAGTGTTACTGCCGATGCAGTTGTAGCCGTCACTGGAGTCGCTGGCACAGGTAATATCGGTGCGGTATCCGTAAGCGGGGATGCGAATGTAACTCCGTCAGGATTAGAAGCCACAGGTGCTGTAGGTAGTGTGACCGTAGCTGCTGACGCAATAGTAGCCGTCACAGGAGTAGCTGGAACCACAGCTTTAGGGTCTGTAACCGTCACTGGAGGTGCAGTTGTAACTCCTTCAGGGCTAGAAGCTACCGGTGCTGTAGGTAGTGTAACGGTAAATGCAGATGCGATAGTCGCTGTAACAGGTGTAGCTGGAACCGTAGAAACAGGGTCTGTAACAGTAGCGGGCGATGCAAATGTAGCCCTAACTGGTGTTCAAGGGACTACAGCTCTTGGCACAGTAACGGTAGACTTGATTATTCGAGTACCGGTAACGGGAGTACAAGCTACCGGCGCTATTGGCAATGTAACTGTAGGGGTTGGTGTTGTTGTACCCGTTACAGGCGTAGCAGCCACAGGCGAAGTAGGTACCGTCCATGTATGGAGTACCATAGTTCCGGGGCAAAACCCGAACTGGCAAGATATTAGTGATGCACAAAATCCAAATTGGGTTAATATAAATACAGCTCAGAATCCAAACTGGGAAGACATAGCCGCATGAGGGTAAGAACATGACAACGCAATATACTACGATCCTTAAACTGGCTCTTCCCGTTCAGGGGGAATTGAGCGGTACTTGGGGCGATGTTGTAAATGACAATATTACGCAGATGGTTGAACAGGCTATTGCGGGTAAAGCTACGGTTAACTCATGGACAGGTAACTCCCATACGCTAACCACCGCCGACGGCACCACAGCAGAATCGCGTTGCGCTATCTTAGAATTGACTGACACGGGTACTGCATTGTCAGGCGCTGGTACGGTAGTCTGCCCCACCAATACAAAACTTTACATTGTAGATAACAACACCGCACAGATCATTACTGTTAAAACTTCTGGTGGTACAGGCGTTGCTGTACCTGTCGGCAAAACCATGTTGGTTTACTGTGACGGCACTAACGTCGTTGAAGGCGTAACTCACGCAAATAGTCTGAGTTTGGGTACGAGCACTACCACTG